AATTTCACAAATCAATCTATTACGGGTACGACATTTTTAATAAATGAATTTTTAGAAGAAGTTGGGACGTTTAATGAAAAGACATTGACTGACCCACCATTTAATGAAGGTACTTTAAGTGGTTTAACTAGTGGGGCTTTCGAAAAAAGGGGAGAATACATAGATTCTTTTTCCTCCGCGGCTCCCTCACCAAACGACCAAAATTTAAATTTATTCCCTTTTTATTTTAGACCAGCGATAGGATTTACTCAAATAATTAATAGTGAAGATTCTACATTAAGTACTGATATAGAAACCGCTAATAAAATTATTAAAGACGTTGGTATAACAGGGGTAAATAATAAAAAATATTATGGTTTTGTTTTAAGTAAGGAACAACCAGAACCTACTTTAGAAAAACAATCCACAATAGAAATAAATAGAGATTTTGATACTTCTACTAGACAAGGTTTACTTACAGCATTATCGGATAAAATAGTTCTTTATTCTTATGATAGTTCAGTACCTAATAAACCGACCACTAACCCTATAGTGGAAAATGAAAATAACAACGAGGTAGGAGATAATTTAGGGTTATCACAAGAAATACTAATAAAAGTTAATGATAATGAAACAGAACCCACTGTACGAGGAGACCAACTAACTTTATTGTTAACTAAAATTGTAGAATTTCTCAAAACTCACGTTCATGGTGAGGCTAATACACCACCAATCGCTGATGGAGTACAATTACTTGCGGAGATAGATGATTTATTAAGAAAAGGAGATTATCTAAATAAGAATATAAGAATAAATTAGATATTTATCATTAAAGACTATTATGACGTTACATAAATCATATTTCAGTAAAAATAATACGCTACTGGCTAATAGCAATACTAATACTGCAAAAAATCCAGTAACTGAGATTTACTATGGGGGTAAAACCTCTAGACTTACTTGTGTACCAACCAATTTTTCTGGAGATACTTGTACTGGTGATGATGGTATCACCCTTACTGGTTATACACAGATGAGGGTAAATAATTCATACAGTAGATTTTTATTTGATTTAGATTTAACAGACCTTACAGAAAAATATGAGGATGGTACCATAAATTTAGTGGGTGGTTGTTTAAACTCAGCTGCTACTCATACATTGAGGATGGTAAACACATCTACTTTTGATACAGATTTACTCAACACAAAAACAGCTAAAGGTAATAGGAGAGCTACTTCATTTGAATTGGTCTTAGTACAATTGACTGGTGCTACAACAGGTAGTACTTGGTCGGAAGGTATAGGATACGATTATGCGGATGTTAATGTTGATTTTGAAGATGTGGGTGATAAATCATTTTCTGAAAGACCTAGTAATTGGTATGATGAGAGTAGTATTAATAAGTGGTCTTGTCCCGGTGCTTACAACTGGGCACTAACATCGTGTACCCCTACTATCATAGCTAGACAAACTTTTGATAATGGTAATGAAAATATAGAAATGGATATGACTGCGGTTATCAATGATATTCTTACCGCTAATACCAGAAGTATAGGTTACGCTATAGGTTTTGTTAGAGAATTAGAACAGTTAACTGGTTTAACTGAAAGTTATTCTACAGGATTCTTCACTAAATATACACAAACCTTCTATGAACCATATTTAGAAACTAATTATGATGACTATATAGATGACGCTAGAAACTTTTTCTATGAAGGTAAAACTAACTGTCTTTATCTTTATGTTAATGCTGGTGGAGTACCGACCAACTTAGATTCACTACCTACTGTTACTATATATAATAGTTCAGGTCAACTACTATACACACTACAAGCTTCTCAAGTAACTAAAGGGGTTTATTGTGTTTGTTTTTCTATTCCTTGTGATACATATTCCACACCATGTATTTTTACTGATAGATGGTCTGGATTAGTTATAGATGGTAATTGTCAATCTAATGTCACTAATAAATTTACACTTAAAGCAAACTCACAATACTTTGAAATTGGTACCCATGTTGGTTTACCTAAACATTATGGGTATTCTGTTTCTGGAATAAAAAGAGATGAAAAAATAACTAATGGTGATATTAGAAAGGTCATTGTGTCTGCTAGAAAAGAATATACTACGGAAGTCCCACAACCAATATCTAACATTAAGTATAGACTCTATGTAAAACAGGGTACGACAGAGGTAGAAACCCATCCATGGACAAATGTAAGTAGAGCTAACAATCAAAACTACTTTTTAATAGATACTGGAGACATGATACCTAATGAGTATTATTTAGACATACAAGCTATTTCAGACCTAGAAGTTAATACTTACTATCAAACTTTAAAATTTCAAGTAGTAAATCAGGCCAATTATTTTGGTAATCCACCCGCAGATTATAGACAATAATTTTGTAGTTTAATATTTTTTTATTATATTTGTAGTATAAAAATAAAAATACTACATATGAAAAAAATCACATTACTTCTATTTTCTTTATTTCTAACTTTAAGTCTATTCTCCCAGACTTATATAGATTATCTTTTATTTAACAAATGTAATGAATATAGGATACAAAATGGATTGAATGAATGGGAATGGTCTGATAGAGCTTTTAAACCAGCACAACATCATTCAAATTATCAGGTAAAGATAGGTAAAATGGGCCATGATGAAATTACTGTAACACCCACCCCTAGTTCTAGATTAACATATTATGATATTAACTGGGAATACTCTGGAGAAAATTGTGCTGTAATTTTAAAAAGCGGACGAACACTAGAATACATAGCTAGTACTATTTTAGAAATGTGGAAAGAATCACCCACACACAATAAATTATTGTTAAATCCAACTGATGGAGAGTTTGCTGCTATTAGTTGTAAGGTAGGTAGAAACTACAAATGGTCAAAAGACGAATACGACTGGATTTTTTGTACTTTGACGGTCTTTAAAGAACATAAGGACTCCTATGTTATAGATTAAAAAAAAACCCCTCTAATGAGGGGTTTTTTATTATGATAAAGTATAAAATACTTATTATCTTAACTCTCTGATATCGAAAGTTCTTACTCCGTCTATAGTGATAAGACCATAGAATCTGTTGTTAACCATCTTCTTCGCGTATCTGGTCATAATACCTTTGATTGGTGCGAAGTTGAATGGGTTATACATTGTTGGTGTAAGTTGTAATGGTACGTATGGTGCGTATACATAACCAGTATCAAGTAGAGATGTTCCTTTGTGACCTAACAAACATTTGTTTGCTGGGAAGTAAGGGTCTCTGTATACTGTGTAACGTCCAGAAAGTGTACCTACTTTCTCGATACCCATGTTATATTGGTCTTGCTCTGGAGACGCGTTAGAAACGTGGAAGTATTCTAAATCATCAAAGATTGCAGAAACTTCAGAAGAACATACAATCCAGTTAGCTCCACCTCTCAATGTAGACTTGTGAATCTGAGCTGAGATTTGGTTAATCGCAGTAATCAATGTTTGATTCCAATCTTTTTGAGTGTATGGTGCTTGACCAGCTGAGAATCTCTTCCATCCGTTGTAATCCCATCTTAATTGCCATGCTGCACCTTTTCTAAGGTCTTTCAAGATTTCTCTATCAATTTCAGCTGCAACTTCCTCAGATAATAAAGCTGTTAATTCAGCTTCAGCATCGATGTTGTGGAATGCACTAACGTCTTGTGCCAATTCTGGAGACCACTGAGCTCTTAATTTTCTTTCAGTAACCGAAACTGTAACAGATTCTAGGTCAAAAGAAACTTCAGCAAGTTCAGTTTCGAATTCCAAGTCTTGGTAGATTCTATAAGTAGCGTTTATTGTAGTTGCGTCTGCTGGTCTAATGTAAGCTCCAACATATCCATCAACTGAGTTACAATCGATACAAGCTGGACATGTAAGGTCTACTTCTAAGTAGATTGTTCCTGTAGCGTCACAGATGTCATTGTAAGACCCACCAGGGAATAAAGTACTAGTTGACGTACCGTAATTTACGATTTGTTGTCCGTACTTTTGTGTAACAACTCTAAATGGTAAGTTAGTAGACGTAGTGAAAACAGTTTTACCAGTGTCAGCACAACAAGCTAAAGAACCAGATGGTTGTAACTCAAGAGATGCTAAGAACTCTTCAGTATCCATTTCATTACCTGAAGGACCGATTAATTTACCAGCTCCTGCAGAACTGAAACCTCTTAAAGCAACAATTGCTGACCTTAGACCGTTATTAGCACAGTCTACAGTATCACCTGAAACTGCAATAGCTCCAAGAGTGTTAGCTGTAGCGTCTCCTAATGAAGAACCAGCTGAGTTCCAAGACTGAACTGTAGTAGAACGAGAAACAGCTGAATAAGCTCCTTTTGAACGGTCAAATAAACCTTCTCTTCCGTCACCTTCGTAGAATGCGTCATAAAGGTTTACTGTGTCAAACTGTGTATCAGAGTTTGAGAAACTACCTCCGATTGGGTTGTAGTGACCTTCACCTGTAAATGCAGGGTCTCCAACAGTACCAGTTCTTCTTTGTGAAATTTTAGGTACAAAGTAGAACAATTTACCAATTGGTAAGTTCATAGCTTGTACAGAAACGATATCGTTTGCCAATAATTTAGAGAATACTCTCCTAATAATTGGGAAAACAACTGTTTCAAACGAACCTGAAGCGTCAGATGACGTAGCCTCGTTAATTAAGTGTGTAGCTTGATTTTCGTATAATTGAGCGATGTTTTCTTTTGTGTGCCCATTTAATCCGTTAAGGAACCCAAGCTTGTTCCATTTTCCTATAGTATCTTCGCGGATAACTTTAAGGTGTTTTAAACCTATATTTCCGACCATACCAGATTCTAATAATGCTCCCATTTTTAATTTATGTTTTTAGTTAGCGTTTATTTAATTATTATAACTTACCCATAATCTCTCTCATCCTAGTGATTTGAGGACTTTCATAAGTTTTACTTTCAATCAAATTGACTGAAGAACCACCAGAAGGGGTTTTAGTAATGGTTTTTTGAACCGACTCATTTAATTTATTAACTTTAGAATTTAATTCTGAATTTAAATCCTTAAACAAGTTTTTACTTTCATTCAAAGTCTTAACGTTATCAAAACGTCTAAGGATGTTAACCTTCTCTTTTTTAGTTGTTGAGTGTTCAGTAAATAACTTAGTAGAGTACGCCAAGTTAGCGTTAAATACTGCTACTTCATTTAATTTGTTTCTGAATACTTTAAGAGCTTGTCTATATTCCTTATTTTTTTCTCTGAATTGACGATTCTCTGTTTGTAACTGTTTCGCTGTTGCGATGATTTTCTGAATTGAACTTCTAGAAGATTCATTCATAGGATATTCATAATTCCTATTGTTTGAAATAGCTTTTCTCAAACCTCTTCCAGATTTAGAACCAAAACCATAAGTTCTTGAAGCTTCTTCCATTTCTTCGTCAGACTTCATTTCACCCATTTCATAGTCTTTATAGTGGCCTCCTTTACCATATTTTCCACCACCGATATCACCTGTTCTATGTCTGTGCCCATCAGCACCCATTTCTCTGTGGTAGTCATCTTTGTTTCCACCCCAGTGAGCTCCTTCGTTAGTTTCTTTATCCATATGGTCCATTTCACCCATTTCGTAATCTTTGTAGTGTCCACCTTTTCCGTATTTTCCACCACCAACATCACCCATGCGGTGTCTATGTCCGTCAGCTCCCATTTCTCTATGGTAATCATGTTTATTTCCACCCCAGTTTTTCATGTGACCTTCTTCCATTTCTTTGTCCATTCCAAGTTCATTTAACTCTTCAACGTCCATTTCCATGTCTTCCATCTCATCTAATGCCATTTCATCTTCCAATGAAATTTCATAAACTGGTTCGTCTTTCATCATACCCATTTCGTTCATGTGCTTTTTACCATAACCTTCTTTGGCTTCTTTATCCATGTGGTCCATTTCACCCATATGTTTTTTACCATAACCTTCGTTAGACTCTTTATCCATATGGTCCATTTCACCCATGTGTTTTTTACCGTAGTGACCTTCTTTGGTTTCTTTATCCATTTCGTTCATTTCTTCTACATCATCAACGAATGTTTCATCCATTGAATCTTTTTTATCATAACCTTCTCTAATTAGAAGATTATTTCTAAGTTTGCTCTCTGCTAACTCAATTTTGTACTCAGTACCAGCTTCCTGGTCCTCAATATCAATTGTATCACCATCCTGTGTAACAACGATTCCATCTTCAGCTCCCATTGATTTGAAAACTTTTAATACTTCGTCGTCAGATGCTTGTGTTAGGTCGAGTGCTGGTTCATCCGTACCCATTTCCATGGACACCATTGCTTCTTCTTCTTCAGGAGCCATCATAAACTCCTCTTCTTCTTGGTCTTCATATTCTTCGTCATCATCATCAAAATCCATAGAAACTTCCTCCTCGTCTTCCATATCGACAAAGTCATCTTCTTCTTGTTCATTTAATGATTCTTTAACTAACTCTTCAATCTCTTGCTTCATAGTTGATGCAAGTATTTCCTTTGCATTAGATTTAACAGCTTCTTCTAGCTGTTGTGCCTCTAGTAGGGCTTGTTCTAAGACTGATTTATTATCTGCCATATCCTTTTTATTAAGCGCTTTTTAAAGTTTTATTTGTTTTATAAATATTATCAATAGTGGAAAAACCCTTCCGTCTAAGATAAATAACCTATAAAATATTATTTTTAATAACCAGATAAAAAATTATCTAGTTTATCCATTAATTTTAATGACCCACTTAAAGCCTGACTTGTTATCTGTTCTTGTGATTTATCATGACTTAAAGATTCATCATAAAGTTCTTTGTCTTCAAGGTTTTTAAATAAGTAAGCTCCTGGTGTTGATGGTGATGATACAAGGTCAAAACAAATTAATTCAAAATCGTCTTGTACCATATTTTGTCCGCTTTCTCTTTCTAACGAACCTACACCTCTTGAAGAAATTCCTAGTGTCACATCATGTCTTAATAAATTAGCTGCTATATCTCCCACACAAGAAATTACACCTGTCTGGTGGTATGCTGGAGATGTAAGAATTTCTAGTTTACCCATTAATATATTTCCATCCCACCAAGTTTCTAGTACTCTGTGAGAACTTCTTTCTAAATCTACTAAAGATGATTCTGGGTGATTAAGTTCGGATAAGGCACTTCCTTTTTCGATTAACTTTTGATAGTTGTCTACTTCTCTTTTTAAAATATTGTCTGGGTATACTCTTCCATTTCTATTTTCAACACCACTCTTTTGAAGTATGGCATGAAAAATGATAGGCCCTTCTTGGATAGACCTATCAGTCATTTCTTTAATAACCTTTTTGTTGTTGTTGTTTTTAGGGGAAATGTGACCCGCGTCATATTCTATTAAAATCCCCGTACCTAATTTTCCTGGTCTTAATATTTCCATTATTACTTTTAACTATAAATAGTTAAGTAATAATAAAACTCATTTTTACTTTTTTGTCTTGTAAAAATTAAAATAAGGTGACACTTTTAAACTATCGGTTATTACATTGTTTAAAAGACTTTGTACTGCTACTTTAATGTTATCTGATTTAATCGGTTCTTCTTTATTTAAAAATAAAGTTATTTCACAATTCATATAACTTCTTTTGTTTGGTCTTATCCCACTAGTTCTAATATCTAAATCTACTATTTGTTTTTGACGTAGAAATAAATCATTCATGTGGGTAGAATTTATATGAGATTGTATATTTCTTTTGAGACCACTAACTGCCCTCTCCCAGTTATCACACTCTTTGAGGGGTGAGAACCATGAAGAAATGTTAATGTATATCGATTTAGGATTTTTGTAATCCACACTACCGTAGTAAGTGTTAAAGTCTTTGTTTAAATTTAATTTAAATTGTTTTCCTGTTTTCATAAAAAAAATACTGTTATATACCTAAATATAACAGCATTTTCTTTTAGTGTCAAAATTAACTTTAGACTTCCTCTTCGTCACCATAATCATATTCATGAGTGATAGTTGTGTGTGAAGGTGAAACCTCTTCCTTAGGTTCTTCTTTCTTACCTGCAAAGTTTTCTGAAGCAGTAAAACCTAAACCAGCCATCACAATCCATTGTAAAGCCTCGAATAATGAGTCCTTAACATCGAAGTCCCAGAACAGATTTGCGGTATATCCTATTAACATAAACAATAGACAAGTAAAAGTAACAAATCTCTTACTAGAGATTTTACCCTCACTACTTAACATATTTTGTATAAAATTCATTTTAAAGTGTTTTATTTAGTTCTTTTATTTTATAAAAAGAGATTTTATTTATTTTAGTTTCATTAATTTTTTCTTTCGTTTCACTCAGTTTTTTCAATAAATTAGAATCCGAGGTTTCACTAATCAATGTATCTAATTTATCCGTAACCTCCTCAACCAGTGAATCAATTTCTTTTTCTAAAGAATTCATATCTTTATTCATTAGTGTTTTAAATTGTTTCCTGTCACTTTCACTTAAATTTTTATATTTTTTATTGAATTGTTTAGTTGAAAGATTAATTAATAATGAGTTAGGTACTTTGTTTTCTGACATAGAAATGGATTTTTTAGACTGTAATTTTTTAAGTATTAATTTTTTAGCTTCGATTCTTTTTTCAATGTCTAAAACGTTTTCGTTAAAAACTAGAGTATCTAGACTTTCATAAAGTTGATTTGATTTTTTGTCAGTATAAGTTTTGTACTTATGTATTGAATTATTAATTCTTTTTAGATTAACTTTATTTTTTTTAGATTTTAAAGTTTTTATTGACTCATTTAAATACTCTTCGGCATCATTACGTGAGTTAAAAGATTTATTTTCTATTTGAGAGTAAAGTACAAAGAATTCTCTATTAGTTGGATTGTCCTTTAAACTTTCCATAAGGGTATGAAAAGCCTTTTTAAATTTAGGTTTTTCTGAAAAAGTATTAACTAAAATACTGTCTATTTTATTTTTTGTTTTTCCGAACATACTATTGTCTTTAACAATAAATATCTATTCACTTAATAAACTATCTACCTTTTTAGAAACCTCTTCTAATTTATCTTTACCTCTACTAAGATTAACCTCAAAATTGTTATTATCTAAACCTTCTAATATTAAAGGTAGTTTGGACTTATCTATAGATGCTAACTCTAGTCCACCACCAGCGTCACCTTCATCTCCCCCAGTATCTGCAGGTGGTGTTTCTTCAACTCCCCCTTCTAATCCTGTATCTGCTGGTGATTCTACTTCACCTCCTGCAGCAGCTTCTTCAGCTCCACCTTCATCAGGTTTCATTTCCCCATATAGTTTATCAATATTAGAGAATATTCCAGTGTTTTTAATAATAGTAGCGGTTTGATTTAATTCTTCACCGACTGCTTTTTCTATACGTTGTTGTTGTAAATCAAGTTTAATTTCTTCATCTGAGAAACCAAGAATATGTTTTTTACCCCATGTAGCGGATACCGCTTGAATACCAGAACCTGGGTCGGTAACTGCATCTTTGTATAAAGTAATTTTTTCTTTCCATTGTTCGATTTTAAGTAGTTCAGATTGAGTAGAAGGGTTGGTTAAACCTAAAGTAAAGTTACCCAGTTCTTCTTCAAATCCCAACATATAAAGATGTATGATAGCTATTTTATTTAATTCTTGAATGATAGATTTTTGAACTCTATTAATCATTCTAGCAAATCTAATGTCTTGGATGGCTAAATTTTTACCTTCCCCCACAACATCTTCAAATCCTAAAAATGCTTTAGGGATTCTTAGTGCAGCTAATAACTTCTTTTGTATATATTCTATATCAGCAATTTCTGCTAAGTTAGTTGCTCCAGGTAGAGTTTCAATTGGATTGGGAGCGGATAAGTCTCTAACTGGAATAAAAAAGTCTTGGTCCACAGCCATTTGATTATAACGTAAATCAACATTTCCAGTTTCCTTATCTACGATTGGGTCTCTTTTAAATTTATTAGCGACTCTCTGTACGTAAGCTTCCACATCCTGGTCTTCCATATTACCAACATAAACTTTAAAAACTCTACGTTCTGGTGCTCTAGAAGTTCTATAAATTAACATCGCGTCTTCTGCTAATAAAAGTTGTTTCCATATACGTCTAGATTTTTCTAACATAGATGTACCATAAGGTAATCTTCTATCATCAGCTAATAATCTGAAATGTGCTACTTCCCAAGTGTTAAATTCCATATTTTTATTTTTCCATATAAATTTAACCTCTCGTTCTTCCTTATCACCAGTCCTACTTTCATAGGTGTTCATACCCTTTTCGATTCTTTCTATTTCAATGTTAGGTAATTGACTTGCTCCTACTATACCTTTTTCTGGGTCAATTTTGAGATAAACAAAGTTATCACCGTATTTACAAGTGTTTCTAACCCACATAGGTAAATTAGATTCTATGTCCAAAATATTATTAAACAAATCTCCTAAAACCGCTTTAATTCTTTTTGATTCCGAATAAATGTTTAACATATATCCTCGTTCTGATATAGTACAAGCTTCTTCTGATACTATATCTAAAGCTGCTGATATTTCAGGAGTAAATTCCATAGATTCATAATCATAATATGAAGCTAGTCTCGTAGGTTCATAGTATACTGCCTGAGAATATAGTTGTGATTCTATTTTTTGCCATTGGTTGGCAAGATATTGCCCTTGTTGTAATTCTAACTTTGTTCTTTCATAATCTACTTTAGAAGTAGTTCTTAATATATCTTTCTTATCGAAGTTATAGGTACGTTTAGGTGCTGAAGGTCCCTCCGCACCGAAAAGGTTATTTAACCTTTGGAAAATTGTCATTCTATTTTGTTCTGCCATAACTTTATAATTTTACACAATTTTTTGGTCTAGTCAACACTTAAACAACATAATCACACTTTACATAAGCGGCTGTTGGTGGGGAACCTAGTCCGTCATTACAACTTCCACCATTAACATATGTGACACAATTATCTATTGTTAGTCCATTACAAATCTCACAACATTCCTTCTCTGGAGAAGATTCTATTGTACCACTATTTTTAACCACATAATCTGGTGGTGTAGGTTTCCATGAGTATACTGTAGTCCCTAAAACTTGTCTTAGTAACTTACCACTTCTGTATCTACCTCCCGAACCAAATCCAGGTTTTTTAATTATTGCCATTTTAGTTTTTTATTTTAATCCTGTATACATCCATAAATAGTCTTTAGGGTCATTAGAAGATGGTGGTAAAGCTCTACCACTCACTTTTCCAGGTTTAAAAACTGGTTCTCCCTTGGTTGTATTAAATTTACGTTCATCTGTAACCCACGCATCTATCATTGCTTTTGCTTGAGCTACATTCTTTTTTAATTGTGTGAATGAGTTTTGTGCTACATAAAGTGCCATAGCTAAAGACATAATTAAATCATCATGATGACCTTTCATGTGGTCAGGTCTACCATTAATATAAACAAATGTTTTTAATTCATTCATCAATCTTTGTGACCTTATTTTAAAGCCTGTTCTTAATTGTTCTTCTAAAGCTTGTACCAACTGAGCTCTTTTACTATTAAAGTTTATACCTGGAGTTTTAGTGTCAGGATTAAATTTCCACATCTCATCTGGTTTTACCCCATCGTAGTAAAAATCTTTATACCCCAGTTCTAACATTTTTCTAGAGGTAGCTACACCCATTCCACCTGTAATGTCTATAACAACAAAACAACTGTATTTTGTAGCCCATTTATTAGCTAAATCTGCTACAATATCAGGAGGGATTTTACCTAAATATTCTACAACTTCTTCTCGGTCATCAAAATCTATTATAACAAAACCACTAGAATCTTCACTATCACCTCTAGAAACATCAATACCCATAATATATTTGTGACCCGGTATTGGTTCTTTCCAAACCCATAAACCATTACCTACCCATTTTTCTGTAGGTTCACAAATATGTTCCTGTAGTTGGTCCATGGTTGTACTGTTAATTACATTATCTCCAGAACCTAAAAAAGCACACTCTAACTCTTGTGATATTTTTCGTCTATCAAATTTTAATTTTTTACACATAGCTTCAAACCAATCTGAAAATGGTTTGTAACCCTTATCTAAATAAGTTTGATAGTTATCTTTATCTATATCTACTAATATATCTTCTTCCTTATATTCATCTCTATTTAAAAGGAAATGTACAATATCTTTAGTTTTGACCCATCTTAGGTCTTGTGTAAATCTAGGGTCGTGATACCAACTTAAATAACTTATTTTAAAATTATTTAATCCCCTAACTGACTGGTCAAAAACTTCATAGTATATTTGGTCAAATCCATTAGGTGTAGAAATTACAACTACTTTACCTCCAGTAGCTAAAGACGCCATACATGCCGCCCATAAATCCGCACCAGATTCTATATAAGCCGCCTCATCAAATACTAATATGGTTGGGGTATAACCTCTAAGTGCATCTACTGAAGTCGCAACTGCTTTTACCTCAGACCCATTATTAAGTTTGTAATGTTTTTGTGAATTTTTGTCTTTATCAAATCCTACATTTATCCAATCAGGCCATTGTCTTAAAAAACCTTTTATCTTGTTTGCCATTTCTGTGGCAGTATCTAATTTATTAGCAAGTATAAGAATTTTTTCTGGTGACTCTTTTGAAGCAAATTGTAGTTTTTTAGAAATCCATCCAGCTGTTGCTGTTGAAACTCCAGCTTGTCTATATTTTAGTACTATATTGTCAGCATGATTTTCAAAATCATTTATCATCTCCTTTTGTTCTGGAAACAATTCAAATGGTACATGTTTTTGTTGTGTATTATCGTAAGTTTGCAAATAAGTTTTAAGTGCATATGGTGTGTTACCATGGCACTTAACATATTCTTGTATGAGTTCTTGTTTAGTCATTCCCATACCAATAAATACTTGATTTTAGTCTTTATTAAGACTTGGATTGATTTCTCAGAAATTCTAATTCACCTTTAGTTAAAGAGGCCATACCACTTCTACCTATTTTATCTAAAATATCGTCAACGTCATATTCTTGACCTGTGTCAGGTTTAGGTACATCGAGAGTTCCTAGTATATCTGCTGTATCAGAACCCGCAACTGCAGTATCACCATCATCTTCATAGTCACCAGTAGAGTCTTCGTAAGCTTCTTCATTTAATTGAGCTATAATTCCTTTAACGATTCTTTCTAATTCTTTTCTACCTTCATCACCACCACTTAAAATTTTCTTAGCTAATGCAAACATGTCAGTCGCTTCCATACTAGCAAACTCACTAAATAAGTAATTTTGAATTTCTCTTTTATCATCCTGAAGTAAGTCTTCTGGATAAGATTCTCTAAATTTTTCCCAAATCACTGGACCTAATCTTAAATCCCAAACTTCCGCAACTAATGTATCTTCTGAATCCATTACTCGTTGTGCTTTATTTGGGTCGTCGGGTAAACCTTGAGTGGCAAGTACTTCCATAACACCTTTAACTAATTCGTGAACTAATACAGGAAAAGTTATTCCTTGAGCTTTAACAGTAGGTGGGTCTGTATCGGGGTCTACTTCTTCTTTACCAGCCATACCTTGACCACTTTGAGCCATCATCATAGTTGTTTGGTCAGGCATAATCCAGTACACCAAATCATTAATAGACATCATTACCCCATATAAATTAATTAAATCAGGACTAATGTTATTTAATTCTTCTTCGACTAAATGAAACATATAATGTCCTTTTTTAGAAGCTCCTTGGATTAATTGATTTAAAAATCTTCTTTTTTGTTTTTCTATATCGAAGTCCTCAAACTCTTCCATTGCTTCTTCTTCAGAGTCCATCTGTTGTTGTGGAGTTTGTTGTTGTGGAGTTTGTTGTTCTTGAGATTGGCCTTGCATTCCTTCCATACTAATTTCACCCATACCGACAATTTTTGCATCAAACTGTAGAGCGTCTGGTGGAATAGCCATTTCTTCTCTTACTATTTTTACAGCGAGTTCTTCTAATTCTTGTTTGTGTTGAGATTCTAGTTGTAATATTCTTTGTGTTGCACCCATTAACATTTGTTGTAATTGCATAAACGATTGTGGGGTAACGTTTCTTAAGCCCGTGTAATTTTTAACCTTATCTACTACTGATTTAAATCTTTCTGAAGCTACCAACTCTTCAAAATTACTTGGGATACCTGAAGGGTCTACTGAAGGATAAGCGTCAGAATCTGCACCTGGAAAATCTCCAGTTTCTATTTTTCTTTGTAAGGAAGGGTCCATTCTTTCTGGTCTATCACCATAATCAATAGGTGCTTCAAATAACTGTCGTTTAAATTCTTTTAATGTTCTTTTACTTTTCATCTCTTCTCGCTTTTGGTCTTGGTTTGTGTTTAGGTTGGTAAGGTGACTTTCTACCTGGTCTTTTAGTAGGAGAAGGAGTCTTGGTTGGTGCTGGTTTAGTTGTCGGAGACGGTGCGTTCATAAATAAAGTATCGAAATCCATCCAAGCTGGTAATTCATATTTAGCATCATCAACGTCATTATCAACAACTTCCACATCTTGTGTTTCCACAGCAATCTCATTTAAAGTTTGTAAAAATTGTGATTTTGTCATAGAAGGTCTTTCATATTTTTCTACTAATCCTAGTAACCAATTTTCAGTTAATTTTTGTTCATCAACTTTTTCGGGTAAATTTTCTGGATTAGGTGTGTCAGTATAATCCTTTATAGATTCTAAAGACATCTCTTTAGCTGCTTTAAGAACTGCATTATCGTTTCTTCCATCACCACAATCTTTATACTTACTTTTTTTACAAGCTAAAACTAATTTATGAAAATTATATTGTGATTTAGATTTAGCTACTTCCATTAAATCTTTTTTTGTTATATGTCTTTCAAACATACCCATACCATCATCAGAGTTATCATCATTATCTGGTCCTTTCTGTGGTGCGTCTTGGTCTGTATCATACCCCGCTTTATCTTTTTGGGTACGTACTAACTCCTGTTCAGCATCTTCGTGTAAACCACTACTGTGTCCTCTTGGTCCATCGGATTGATGTCCCTTTGCGACAGGATTCATAAATGAGTATTTTGGTTCTGGTGCAAATTCATTTAATTCACCAGCGAAACCTTCTTCGTCCCATCCGTTTCCACCATAAGAATCCATTGGTCCGTCTGAATCAAAACCTTCAGCGTCTGGATTATGGAATGATGGTGTGTCTAAATATTTTGCGTTTCCACTATATTGTCCTTTATTTTGTTTTGTACCTGCACCTATTAAAGTTCCTTTATTGTCTGTTGAGTAATAAGAATCCATAGGTCCTTGGGAAGTATGAAATCCTCCATCGTCTGGATTTTCAAAAGAAGTCTCATCAAAATCACCAGCTCCCATATCCATTATGACTTCATCTAAATCTTCTTTTTCTAACACTTCCACTTCTTTACCACCTTTTTGATATTTTTGAATTGGTGTGTTTGTAGGTGTAAGTTCTTGGTCCTCATTCATTTCAGTTACTTTAGCTGTGTCTCCCGTAGTGTCTATATCTACATTTTCAGAATCATCAACATCAGAAGTAACTTTATCTATAAATGATTCTTTTTGTCCAGGATTTTTTAAATCGTAAGTTGTGGTAGTCGATTGTGTTGTAGTTTGTTCATTTAAAACTCTTTCTCTAAGAGCTTGAAGTTGATTATTGTCAAACTTTAAAAGTGTATCAATGTTAAAACCTTCTTTTACTAGTTTGGATAATGTATCTATTTTACTAAATTTTTTCATGTTTTTCTGTTTCATTTGAGGTTAAAATTAAATCTCTTGAGTATAGTTTATCTGTTACAGATTCCATAGTTTCTCCAAACCTAAATACCAACCTAGTATCTTTTATGTCTTCTTCTTCATCGTACTTTTCCCACCCTAACGCTATAACATCATCAATTGAGTCAGTAAATGAAAAATAGTCTGAATTTTGAACTAATTCAAATTCCAGACCTTCTTTTGAAAGTGTCCCCACTTTTTCAATATACTCAATGTCGGGAGGTAATGGTTTTCCGAGTGCTGGAGTTGAATCCCAGTCTGGTCCCCATATGTCTACAAGTTCAGAAGAAAAGATGAATTCGTATACATAATTACCTCTGAAATTAGAACCTAATCCATTGATGTATACTAACTTCATTTTAAAGAACTTTTCCTGTTGTCGTTATTTCTACTAAATTTTTATTTTCTTTAAAAACTAAACCACCTCTTTTATTTTTTCCAATAAAGTTAAAGTTTCTGTTTTCTCTTAAAAATTGTTTAGTTGTTCTTTCTTGTTCGTAAGAACTAAAAGAAGATTCTACTAGTCTTTTTCTTTTTACTTGTTTTATACTTTCATTTAAAAAGTTTTCTTTTCTTCTTTTTTGTTCTTCTATTCTTCTTTGTTGTTTAATTTTTTGTTGTTTCTTTTCTTGTGGTGTTAACTGAAAGTATTTAGATAAAGTTCTGTTTACTGTACTCTCGTTGAATACATCAGCGATTGCTGATACAGCATCTACGTCTTCTTCATCACCCGCAAAATTTATTGTGTCTTCTTCATTAACATCAATGTCAGTTTTAATTGTTACTGGATGCATTTTTCCACTACCTTTAGGATATTCAAATTCTTTTTTACCTTTATCTCTTGCTTCATCTGCTGCTAAAACAAAACTTTCTTCCATATCTTCTTCTTCACTGAAAACCTTGTCTGCGGCTCTTTCACCAAACCCTGCTGCTGCAGCTCCTACTGCCATTCTTGCTAACGCTCCTAGATTTTCATCCATTTCTTCGTCGTCACCCATAACCATACCTTCAGCTAATTCAGTTTCTAAATCCATATCTAGGTCATCACCACCTAAATCATTATCACCTAAATCCATTTCTTCATCACCAGATAATTCAACATCAAATTCTCCTTCTTCAGTATATTCAATATCTTCATCTTCGAACTTTTCTACAATTTCGTCTTTGTCGTCAGAACTTAACTTTTCTAAATCAACAGCTGAAATAACAGAATTAAGAACATACTTAATGATATCTGCAGTCATTTCTGGTTCAGGTAAGTCTCTAAGTTTTTGACCCAATTTACCAGTTAGTTTTTGAATGGCTTTTGTAGCATCTTCATCATCTGTAACTTCAACATCAACATCAGCTTCAATCTCTTCACCACCTAAATCATCTTCCATATCTAAGTCCATGTCTGTAGTTTCTTCTTCACCACCCATATCCATAGCATCGTCAAATCCAAAATCTTCAGTTTCTTCACCAGCATCTTCTGATTCTGGTTGTTTAAGTACAAATTTTGTTTCTTCTTCCTCTTGTTCACCAATTAGATTTAATTGTTTTCCACCATTATAATTTTCATTTAAAGGTTTCATAAGTAGATTAAGCTTTTTTAGAGCTTCGGAATATGAATTAAAAGTATATCTAGAATTATTTCTCATTCCTGACATGTAAGTGTATCCATCAGTACCCTCTTTCAATATCATGTATTGTGCATTTTCTCTAACAATACCATATTTGTTACCATCAGCTGCTTTAATTGTATATTCTAAAGAAGCTGTCTTATGGGTTTTAACTTTAGGTGTCATTCCATAGTTAGCTATCTCCATTATTCTTTGGAGTTTTTTATCTAATGGAAGTTTTTCACTCCCTACTGGTTTTAAATCTGCCATTTTTTGTTATTTAATTTCTTTTTTTATTTAACTTTGTAAAAATCCCATACCTATTAAAGTGTAAGGACTTGCTGGGTTTATTGTTTGCCCACTGAATGTGGCTCTTTGAGCGTTACCATCTGGGTCTAAACAGGTTCTACAATCACATAAGAAACAAGCGTTGGTTAGTGTACCACTCACATTCTTTATAACAATATCTAAAGAATTACCGTCACTAATATTAACTGTAGCACCGTTTATAACTAAACCAGATACAGCACCAGTAGCACGGATAGAAGTACAAGTTTTACCTGTTAAATCACCAGCAGCTGTTAGAAATGGTTGTATCCCAGTTCCACAGTACAATTCTTCTCCATATGATAGTCCAGCGTAATTTGCCATAATAAGTTTATTTTTTTATATAAATATTAACTCTAGTAGAAAAAAAACCTTTCTAATCTAAACTTAGAGTTAAATCTACCACTTTATTTTTTAAATCAAATAATTTTTTTATGTATCCACTTCTTCTTAAAAATTTAAAGGTTAAATTTTCGTAAGAATATTCACCACCTTTTTCTAACCCAGTAGCTCTGAATTTTTTTAATCTAGTTTTAATTTTTTCTATTAAATCTAGTATTTCTTCTGGTGATTTTTGATACGCTTCGTGTTGGATGGTATCTATTATTTCCATCCATCCTTGAGCTTTTTCTAATATTTTACCCATGTCGATATCTACGTTAGTTCTTTTAGGTGGTATTAACCATTTATCAAAAAGAACTGAATAAACTCCACTAGAATGGTGAACTTCATCTACATCTTGCGCGTACACTTCTACTTCATATCCTTTAACTTGGACATCGTGTGAAGCGTTCCACAGATTTTTTTTAGTGTTCAATATATTTTTAACTAAATCTACATTTTCATCTATTAATTCAAAATCAAAAAGAATATGTAAATCTATATCTGAATACTGGGACCAATTATAGTTACAGATACTTCCAGTAATAGTTATATCTGCAATATCACAATCTTGGGTGTTAGTATCACAATCTAAATTTTCTATATCGACAAAATCTAAAAAATCATTAGCACTAAGCAAAAGTTTATCCCGAACCTCTTTTCTTAGACGATAACGTTTGTTTTTATCTAAGGTCCAGATTTCGGGATTCAAACTTTTCTTTTGGTCGAAACTTTGTAAAATTCTATCTGCTAAGTTCATACCTATAAATACTTCATATTAACGTAAGTTAGTCAAGTAATTTATATTTGTACTTTTTAGCTATTTGTTTATTAAAGTAACTACCTTGGCTTTTAGCTATTCTTAGCCCAGCTGCTACATTATCAGGCACATCTTCATATTCGTATTTACGTCCCGCGTTGAATTCAACTATAAGTTTTTTAGTGGACCTATTGTAGATTGACCCTTTAATGTTAGAAGATTTATATTGATTAATAATTCTATCTCCGCTGTAAATTTCAGATAAAACTCCCATATTATTTTACTTCTTCGTATTCAACGTCAGTTGTTTCCTCTTCTTTATCAGTACCTTCTGATGGTTGTTCTGTTTGTTGGTACATCTTTGTAGATATGGATTGCCACTCTTCATTAAGATTTTTAAGAGATTCTTCTATAGACTCTAAATCTTCACTCTTATGAGATTCTTTAAGTTTATCTAAAGTCTGTGTTAATCTATTTTTATCTTCTTCACTTAATTTATCACCATATTCCTTCATTTGTTTTTCAGTTTGAAAAATCATAGTGTCAGCTTCATTTAGTTTTTCCACTTTTTCCTTTTTTTCTTGGTCTTTAGCTTGATTTTGTTCAGCTTCCATTTTCATTCTTTCGATTTCTTCATCAGACAAAGTAGTACCAGATTCAATTTTTATATTCTGGGACTTACCAGTACCTTTGTCTTTAGCGTTTACATTAATGATACCGTTAGCGTCAATATCAAAAGTAACCTCAACTTGAGGAATCCCTCTTGGAGCTGGTGGAATATCGGTTAATTGGAATCTACCTAAACTTCTATTGTCCGCAGCCATAGGTCTTTCACCTTGTAATACATGTATATCTACAGTTGGTTGATTATCTACTGCTGTAGAGAAAACTTGGGATTTAGAGGTAGGGATAGTACTATTAGATTCAATTAATGTAGTCATTACCCCACCCATAGTTTCAATACCCAGTGAAAGTGGTGTGACATCTAATAATAAAACATCGTTAACTTCTCCAGATAATACTCCTCCTTGGATAGCTGCTCCCATAGCTACTACCTCATCAGGGTTAACACCTTTAGACGGTTTACGTTTAAAGAACTTTTCTACCGATTCTTGAATAACAGGAATTCTAGTTGAGCCCCCAACTAATAATACTTCATCGATATCATCTACTTTAACTTTAGCATCCTTAAGAGCTTTTTCACAAGGTTTAATACTTCTATTTACTAGTTCACCCACCATTGTTTCAAACTTAGAACGTGATAATGAAACCACTAAATGTTTAGGTCCTGTAGAATCAGCTGTTAAATAAGGTAGGTTAATTTCAGTATTACTAGATGAAGATAATTCTACTTTTGCTTTTTCCGCGGCTTCTTTAATTCTTTGTAAAGCCATAGGGTCCTTACTAATGTCAACTCCGTTTTCTTTTTTAAATTCAGTAATTATCCAATCCATAATTACTTCGTCAAAATTATCACCTCCCAAATGTGTATCACCATTTGTAGATAGTACTTCGAAAACACCGTCACCCATTTCCAAAATAGAGACATCAAAAGTACCACCACCTAAATCGTATACCACAACTTTTTTATCTTTGTTATCGTCCAGACCATAAGCTAATGAAGCTGCGGTTGGTTCGTTTATAATTCTTAAAACATTTAGACCAGCAATTTCTCCAGCTTCTTTAGTTGCGTTTCTTTGTGAATCATTAAAATAAGCTGGTACTGTAATAACCGCATCTGTTACGGTTTCACCAAGGTATTCTTCTGCTGTTTTTTTAAGGTTTTGTAATACCACAGCTGAAATTTCTTGTGGAATATAATCCGTATCATCTATTTCTATACCCACACCATTATTATATATTTGTGATACTTTATATGGCATCTTACTTGCCTCTTTTTTAATTTCTGAGTATGTACTACCCATAAATCTTTTTACTGAGTAGATAGTTTTTTCAGGATTAGTGACCGCTTGTCGTTTAGCAGGGTCACCCACTACTCTTTCTCCTTTATTTTTAAAAGCTACTACAGATGGTGTGGTTCGTTGACCTTCACCATTAACAATAACTTTAGGTTCGTTACCCTCAATTACGGCAACACAGGAATTTGTCGTTCCTAAATCTATACCAATTACTTTTCCCATTTTTGTTTTTTTTATTTATGGTTATTTGTTTATTTATGAAAAATATATTAATACTTTTCATTAAATCAAGTAGTCAAATAACATACCATAAGAAAAATACTGACATTTTGTCAGTTATGTATGACATAAATACAATGGTTGATTATTGGTACAATTATGAGTAATATTATAGTGAATTAAAAATTAAAAAATATATCAATGAGATTAGAAGGAAATTACGCAGATTTTGAGTCGGACGATTCTAAAAGTAAACCAAGAAAAGAAAAAAGTAGTATTAAAAGTAGGACTCCAGTTCTCGATAACTTTTCTAGAGATTTAATACAATACGCCGAAGAAGGTAAATTAGACCCAGTTGTTGGTAGAGAAGCGGAAATAAATAGGATAGCTCAAATACTTTCTAGAAGAAAAAAGAATAATCCAGTTTTAATTGGGGAACCAGGATGTGGTAAAACTGCTCTAGTAGAAGGACTAGCTATTAAAATTAGTGAAGGTAGATGCCCTCGTAATCTTTTAGATAAAAAAATTATAGGTCTAGATTTAACTTCTATTGTTGCGGGAACAAAGTATCGAGGTCAGTTCGAGGAAAGAATGAAAGCTATAATTGATGAGTTAAAAGAAAATGAAGACATTATAATTTTTATAGACGAAATTCACACTGTAGTAGGGACTGGTAATGCTTCAGGTTCTCTAGATGCTGCTAATATTTTTAAACCAGCTTTAGCTAGAGGAGAAGTTCAGTGTATTGGTGCTACAACTATAGATGAATATAGAGAAAACATCGAAAAGGATGGAGCGTTAGAAAGAAGATTTCAAAAAGTAATGGTTGAGCCAACCACTATGGAAGAAACATTACAAATTCTTAAAAATCTTAAGGAAAGATATGAGGACCATCACAAAGTTAGGTTTACAGAAGATTCTTTATCAACCTGTGTCATGTTAGCAGAACGATATATTACCAATAGAGAGTTCCCCGATAAAGCTATAGATATTATGGATGAAGTGGGAGCTAAAGTACAAGTAGACGTAGCTTTTCCACAAGAAATAGAAGACCTTAGAAATAAATTATCTAATTTAAAGTTGGAAAAAGTGGATGTCGTTAAGTCACAAAAATATGAAAAAGCTGCTGAACTTAGAGATGAAGAAAGAAAAGTTATAGGTTTACTTGAGGATAAAAAATTAGAATGGGAAATCCAAATGGAAGAAAGTAGGATAGACATCACTGAAGAGGACATATATAAAGTAGTATCTCAAATAACTAAAATTCCTTTAACTAAACTAGATAGTAATGAAACAAAAAGTTTACTAAATTTAGAAAAGTCTTTACAAAAACTAGTAATAGGCCAGGATGAAGCTATTAAAAAAATAGCAAAAGCAATTCGTAGAAATAGGGTGGGTATACGTGAAGTTAAAAAACCTATCGGTTCTTTTATGTTTTTAGGTTCTACTGGTGTAGGTAAAACTCATCTAGCTAAAGCAATCGCAAAAGAGATATTCGGTAGTGAAGATGCTTTAATTAGATTAGATATGTCAGAATATAAAGAAAAATTTAATTCTACCAGACTAATAGGTTCTCCTCCAGGTTATGTTGGTTATAATGAAGGTGGGCAGCTAACGGAAGCAGTTAGAAAAAAACCTTATTCTGTAATTCTTTTAGATGAAATAGAAAAAGCTCACTCGGACATATATGACTTGTTACTCCAAATATTTGATGATGGACACATAACTGATGGTTTAGGTAGAAAAATTAATTTTAAAAATACTCTACTTATTATGACCTCGAACGTGGGAGCTAAACAAGTTTCAGAATTTAATAAACCCTTAGGTTTTTCTACCAAAGATACCGAGTCTAGAATGGAAGAAAAAAAGGAAGCTATTATTAAAAAAGCTTTAAAAAACACATTTAGACCAGAGTTCTTAAATAGAATAGACCAAACTGTCGTATTTAAACCATTACAAAAAAGAGTAATATCTAAAATTGTTAAATTAGAATTAAAATCACTACAGGATAGGTTAGTTGAAAAGAATTATAACGTATCTTTTGATAATTCAATTACAAAGTATATTGTTGAAGAGGGGTATGATGAAAAGTTCGGTGCTAGACCAATCAAAAGAGCAATTCAAAATAAGATAGAAGATTTTATTTCTGAAAATATATTAAAAGGTGACATTCTAGAAGATGTACATTATTCTTTAAGTGTAGATAAAGATAATAAAGTTGTGGTATCTACTTTTTAGAACCACAGTCTGTGGCTTTAATTTGACAAGTTTCTGCGTCTCTAGTAAAACACTTTATTTGTCCTTCCTCACAGGTCGTACAACCTTCACCAGTTCCATTGGAAAAGTATAATGGAAAAGCTGATGTAGTTTCTGTACACACACATTCACTGGTTTCGTATATGTAGTCACCTGTGGTTAGTAGACATGGGTTGGATTTATTACTATAAAAAGTTTTACAGGGAAGGCCAATATTACAAGGACCATCCTTTGCAACACAATTAGCTTTACTGGATTTTAATAAGATGGCGTTACAACTACCACCTTCACTACAAGTCTCTAATTGATTACCCATAAAACTTCTTACATGATGAGCTCCATTTTTTGCTCGTCGACTAAAAACCTTTTCTACTTTGGTACACCATTCTATACCATATATTGCTCTGATTGCCATTTTAAGTAACTTGTAAATAAGTTATATCTGGATTAAGGAACATATAACCTTGTTCTGGGTCTAAAGATGGCCCACCCACTAAATGACCTACCGCTCTTACTATATTTCCTGAACTTGCAGGTGGTGTTTTTGTAACAGCTCCTGTAACACTAGCATCTAAATAGAGTGGTTCTCCAGGTAGTGCTCCTTCTGGTAAACTAGGTAATTTTAAATGACCTCTAATTAATATACCTTTACCTGCTCCCGCAACAGTAGGACTATTAGATAAGGCGAAACCTACCATTCTTCCGTCTGTTCTACCACTTGTAGAGACATCAGTTCTTTTCCAACACCCATTACCTTCTAAATTTACAAATTGACCTGCAGTGTACACTACTTCTTCGGAAGCACATAAACCATATCTAACAATTTCTCCACCACCATCATTTATAGGAATTGCATCTATGTGATTAGTGTCGTGAACTACATTATGTATAGTGGGGCTATCTGTTGTAGTAATACTATTAGATAATATATAATCATAACTTGAAACTCTAACTTTTTCTGTTGGTTGTAATTTTTGTACATAAGCGGTATCATCAGTATAAGCTGACATACTTTGTCCAGCTAATATACTACTCTGTCTTACTCTTCCTCCAGCACCTAAACAACTGTTTTTTGCTGCTAAGATTGCTGAGTTATTTACTACCGTTCCAGAACCATATCCTATTCTATTATCTTGACCTGATAAAATAGAAGATGCTGATGTGGCTCCAGTAACCATATTGGATAGTCCAGCTATTAAAGTTTTTACTGGAGATTCTTTGCCTTCTTCACCCACTATAGTACCTATTTGGTGTGCTTGTCCGAAAAGAGTAGTAGTTTGTACATCACTACCCACAATATGATTTAATCCAGTAACAAAACTTTGCACAAAATCGGTGTACTGAACACCCGTATTATTTATTCTATGATTAGAACCAAATGAAGATATGTTGTTAGCTTTAGAGTCTATAAATGTACCTGAAACGAAATTAAAATTTGCTTGTATATTATTTCCTGACCCCTCAACAAAGTTTCCATGACCGATGACTGTATTTCCTGAAATACCGTTTTTTTGGAGTCCTCCAAAAACTACAGAGGTGGACCCAGAACATTCATTTCCTAGACCCGTAACTACATTCCATGAACTAATGTCACCCATTGTATTTCCTGACCCACCTATAATAACATTACCGTCTCCCTCTTTTATAGTATTGTATTTACCCCCAACTATTGCTGAAGTATTACCAGAAATTATTCTATTAACTTGACCACCACCGAAAAAACTTGTAAGGGTATTGTGAGATGTGTGTCCACTTCCACCAGCGATTAATGTATTAGTGGAAGTACCACTTGTATTATAAGTTCCTTTAACGTCTTTTAAAGCTTTATTAAATGTCCCGAATTCTGCCCAAAAATTAGAACCACCACCTGTACCAGAACCATCAATTACGATACTATCTCCCGTTATTCCTATAAGAATACCTCCAGTACCAGATAATGAACGTAAATTCATTAAACCGTCATTATTACCTATTTCTTTAGTTTGGAAAATACCAATCCCTGTACCTATATTCCCACAGGTTGTATTATCTATTTTAGTACTTAAAATACTAAGGTTTCCATCTAACTGAGCATGTGTTAGTGCTGTGTTTTGACTTGTTCTTAAATAAAAAGGTATTGGTAATGGCATATCTATTGTTTTATAATAAATATTACCGATAATAAAATAAGATTATAAAAGATTATAGGGATAGGTTTGAGGTACGTGGATAAACTCGTATTTTTTGTTCCCTAGTTGATTAACTACTTTAAAACCTAAATTAATAGCGTTTTGAACATCCTCAACCACCACATATTCATTAGAGGTATGATAACGATAATAACCCGCAGCAAAATTTAAACATGGGAAGTTAAATTTTTTCTTTAACATCATTGTATCAGTATATGGGTGATTTAACCATTTAGTGAAACCGTGTTCTAAAATTATATCTTTTACAGAACCAAAAAATTTACTTTCTTCTTCATATAATTTAACACCCATTAAAGTTTTACTCATCGTATCATTTTCTGTAGAGTCGAATTGGATTGCATAACCCACATCTTTAAAGAATTTAGGGTCAGCTTCTTTTGAACCATTACATCCTGTTTCTTCCGCTACGGGTAGAAATACTTTACATGAGTCTAATTTTTCTAGTAATTGTAAACAGATAAATACACCTGCTTTATCGTCCCCACCGATACCAGTGGGCAAACCTTCTTCTTTGTCGTAAGCTTTTAGGGCTAATTTAAGTTCACCCTGTGCGTTAGGTAGTTGTTCCTCCATAACCTCCATTTCAGTAATACTATGCACACTATCTAGATGAGCTACTAAACAAGGATAGGTCGAAGAATCTCCTTTAGTAATATAGAGACTCCCCAACTTATCTTGATAATAATTAACCGAGTCTAGAGAACTAATATAATTAATAACATGTTCTATGAGTCTATCCTCTTCCCAAGTATGGGTAGGGACGGAAAGTAAGTTTTTTAATTTATTTAGTGTTTCTCTATTCATACTACAAATATACAAATAATATTTTAAACAAAAAAATAAAATTTAAACTTTTTTAATTTGGTTTAATTGAAATTATATTCTATATTTGTCCTGTAATCATCACACAAACATGCTCGGGTGGTGGAATAGGTAGACACGACAGACTTAAAATCTGTTGGACCGTGAGGTCCGTGCGGGTTCGATTCCCGCCCCGAGTACCCAACATGCACCCGTAGCTCAGCTGGATAGAGCAACTGCCTTCTAAGCAGTAGGTCATAGGTTCGAATCCTATCGGGTGTACTAGATATAGACGGGTATCCCCTCAAGCTTATACCTTGTAGAAAGGGTAACTGGTTACATGTGGGTTCAAGTCCCATTCCGTCTACCCTAAGATAAATTTTTTAATTTATCGGGTGTATTTATATAAGTTCTTTGAATTATGGGGATGACTGGAATTGATTGACATTAGTTTGATTGATATCAGCACGTCGAGGCTAAACTAACCTTGTAAAACTGGTTTATACTTCTAATCGGCGACGTATTAGATACCATGGCAACTCTCGGTCTTATCCGTGAGGAGTCAACTGTAGCTGTAGCGTAATTAAATTACGACTAAAGCTCCATCTCTTCTATAGAATTTAAGATTTGTTTCTATAGTATATGAGGTGTCATCCTACAAATCGACCGCACCAATACCATTAAGGTGGTTAAACAACATTATGGTTGGGGCTTCTGGATGGTTGTTTATTCTAGAAGGGTAAGTCCGAGAATAAAAGAATAAACTAAGCGTGTAGGATAGGTACAATAGACAGTGGACAAGACGGGGGTTCGAATCCCCCCATCTCCACCAATTAAAAAAGGTCCCGATTGGGACCTTTTCTGTTTTTATGTATTATTTAATAATTATCTTCCGAGATTTTGCATAAACTGTTGGAAATACTTTTGAGCTATATCACTAAGTCCGCCACCAGAAGATGCGGTACCTTGACCTGATGTTTCAGGTGGTACTTCTCCACCACCACCAAGGTCTTGCCCTTTAAATTGTTGGTTTTTCTTTTCTTCTACATCCTTTAAAGCATCCTGTACTTGGTCTTTCTTTTTACCTAAAGCTCCACATAGATAGTCTCTTACTTGTTTTTCTAATTCTTTATAGAATTCCATGTTATCACCTAAGTTAGTCAGTGAGTTACCAAATATTTGTTCTACTGTTCCACCCATACCAGTTAATTGTCTGTTAACTCTTCTTACACCATATTCTAAAACACCTTTAGTTAATATAGGAGTTAAGTATTCACAATTCATTAATTTAGGTAACTGGGTAAATGGTACGTTACCTAGAGATGTTGCAAGTATTTCTTTTAATTCACCGTCTTTAATGCCCATAAAACCTAAAATCCATCTATATAATTTTTCACGAATTGTTTCCCACAATGTACCCATAACTCCTTGGTTTTGAGACATTGTAAATGCAGCTTGTTCACTAAGTATATTTTCATGTTTTACAAGATAGTTAGATAAGTCGTCAGTAGTAATCCCATTTCTATTTAATCTATGGATTTCTTGTACATAGTTTTCAAATATAGTGTCTGGTGATTTACCTTGATTTCTTCTGGAAAATCTATCCATCCATATACCTATTTTTCTTTCTTTTGATTCTGAAAGAACTGGTTTTTGTTGTTTTACTTTTTCTTCATTTACTAAATCTTCAATAAATGATACTAATTCTGATTCTTTAAATTGTATTTTAGACATTATCTATTATATTTTATCTTCTTCTTTTATTTCTTAAATCACCGTCACCTTTAATTCCATACGCTCTTTTAACACGTCTAGTTTCTTTTCCTAAACCAAAGTTGTACGCTGCGTAACAGTATTGTAATACTTTATAAGTGTTAGGTCCTCCTATTGTTGGTAGTGCTTTAGATGCTGCAGCTATAACCATTACACATTCACTTTTTGTAGCTTTGGTATCGTTTATCTTTTCTAGATTCTTTAAACTTTGTTCAGCGGCATCTTTACTACTAAATCTTCCAGAAGTATTTTTTATTTCTTCTTCAGTAGATTTGGTTTCCGAAGAAGCGACTTCTCTTTCTGGTGTAGGTTTTTCATTTCCTTTAAAATCCATTCCTTTAACCATTAAACCAGCAGTTTCTGGACCAACTATACCATCTACTTTAAGTCTATTTGAAGATTGGTAATCTCTCACTTCTTTTTCTGTAGCTGAATTAAATATACCAGTTATAGGACTCATATTTAACATTCTTTGTATTGCTGCTACTGAATCTCCTCTCATACCTTTCTTGATTATCCCATTACCAGCTGCAACTGCAGTTAACGTTGGTGCTACACCATAAGATGAACTACTACTACTATCATCTTTTGTAGTTTCTGGTTTTTCTTCAGTATTTCCACTTGTTCTTCTTACTCTTCGAATTGAGTATTTGTCATCATCTTTATCAAAGTTAACGGTGTATTTTTGTTCTACGACTAATTTACTTTCACCTAAAACTTCAGCTAATCCTGTGATTGATTCTGTTAAAACCTCAAAATCTTTAACACCCATCGCTAATGCGATAGCAGCTCCTTGGAGTGCGGTAGGTTTTCTTTTAGCTGTAGTAGGGTTATCTCTAACTAACTCATCTATATATTCATCAGCAGTACCTTCTGGTCCTTCGATGTCTGCCAAATTTTCGTCTACATCATATATTGTACCATCAACTTCAATATCTTTAGTTAAAATTAATATATCTTTTTCCGCGTCTGATTCATCATCTGCTTTACCGAATATTTTTGCAAGTTTTGCTTTGTCGTCTTCATCAGTAACTGCACCTACTTCACCTGTTGGTGTTTGGAAAAAGTATTTTTCTTCAGAGTTTTCTACATATTGGAATTGTCCCAAATAATCTTTACTACCAGATTTAAATACAGCTGCTAATGCTGAAGTTCCCGCGTCATCCACACCTACAAATACATCTACCAGTGCTCCTCCAAATAAACTATTAAATTTTAATCTATAAGCTGGTAAACCTTCAGGTCTTTCAATTACCTCTTTAGCTTCTTTTTCTAATAACTCATCTAAATCATCATTAGTGAATATTCTTTTACCATTAATAATTGCTAATGGTTTTCCTTTTAGAATATTGTAAATTTGATTTAAGTCAGCTTCATCTAATTCATCATATAATTCCTCTATTAAAGGAACATCAAATTTAAGTTGATACATTTTAGCTAGATGTGAACAGTCCCCAACAGTATTAATTTGTTGGAAGGCTCTAAAAATAGTGTCTTCGTCAGTACCTGCTCCCGCGGCTACATCAAAAGTTAAAAAATCAACAATACCTTTACCAAAATATTTTTCACCACCTTCAGTAGCGTCATTAATAGCTGTTGCGATTTGTACAATATCTGCTTCTGACTGAAAAGTTACGGTTACATTACTATCATCATTATCCATTTGTACTAAACTTTCATAGTACTCGGGTGCAAAACACATAGACATCCAATCTTCTTTTGATGGTTGTTCACCATTTGCCCAATCTTCTTGACCCGCTACCGCGTCTCCTGGTAAAGGGGTACTACTACCACTTGCAAAAGAGTTAACCAACCACGCTCCAGTTCCCCATGTAAGTAAAGAACCTAATCCTCTAGTAGCTTGTGCATTAAGTAAACCTGGTACTACTTTACCACCCATTTTACCACCCGCACCTGTAAAACCTCTAGCAGCTAATGGAGTTGCCTTACCAAGGTTTAATCCTTTTGTTGAAATTTTACCAAAACCTAAAGCTTTTCCCATTTTAGGAAACTTTTTAAATAGTTTACCCCCTCTAGCTCCGAACCTACCTACACTTGCAAGAGCTCTTCCAGCAAAAGGTAAAAGTCTAACGATACCACTAGCAATAGCAGGTAAAAATTCTAGAAGTAGTTCAGGTTTTTTTCCCTCATTTAAAAAATCTTTATATTTGATTTTAGCTTCTTCTTCTGTTAATATGTTTAAATCGTAAGTACGATTTTTAGTTTCTTCACTGTATTTTTTTGACTCTTCTAAGGTAAATTCTTTATCATAGCCATTTAAATGGTCTATTTTTCTTAGTTCTTCGGTCAATGACATTTTAGGTTTTTCCATTTTTGTTTTTTTTTATAAATATTTAGTTATCTATTAAAATTTATTGTTTATTACTTTAAGGCATCCACAAAATCTCCTTGGTCTTGTTTATTTAAGTCGTTAAAGAAACTGGTTCCCTCGTCTGACTTTAAAAATTCCTCAAATTTGCCATTTAATGTTCCTTCATCCATACCTTCTATTGCTGCTGCTCCTACACCAGTTCCTGTAAGGTAGTTTATAAATTTAGAATATAATTTTGTTCTGTTTAATAATCCTTTTCTTTGCATTCTAGTTAGTAATCCACCACTCTTACGGAATATTTTAACTTTTCCTGTTTGTTTTGCTGCTTGAGTGAATACTCTAACATATGTCTTTGCGTCTTTAGAGAAAGCCCTAAATCCTGGTAATTTCCCTATTTTAGATATTATCTTACCTAAGAATCCTTGTGTTGATGGATTTTTCATACTTTCAAGAACAGCTTTACCAGCCTTTGTTTTACCCATCTCCGAAGCTACTTTAGCAGCATTACCACTTTTAAGTCCAGCGTTAATAGCTTTAGCATTTATTTTTCCTGCTTTCATTAAACCAATAAATGGTTTAGCTATAGCGTCTCCAACATATGGTACTAGAGATATCAAACTTAACATTCCATATAGAATATCACCTTGTCTAAAGTAAGACATGGCGTTAATACCATCAGCGATACCTGTTGGGTCTACAATCCCCACAAAATCTAAAAAAGTATTGTACCACTTACTTTCATTTAGTAAGTCCACATCAAACTCTGTATCATAATCTAATGAATGTTTTCTTTTCATCTCATCAAATGAAGGTTTGTTATAATAAGACCTAATATCTCTATCTGCTGTAGTAAACCCATCATCTTCTACCTCCATATCAAACATACCTTCTTCATCACTATCTTCCCATAAAGGATTTGCTTTACCTCTACTAATAGAATAAGAGTCTGCCCAGTGACTTACACCACCACCAGCAGGATTAGCTGAACCTCTGGTTAAACCAGTTTCCCACGTTTTTGCACCAGTACCACCAGCATCTGAAGTTCCAGCTTCAACACCACCTCCAGCAGTACCTTCTTGTTCACTAATCATTGTTTTAATGATTGTAATTAATTCAGTTTCATTTACTGTTACCTTATTCATTATTAATCATTCATTTTAACATCAACAGTAACAGTTACATTAACTTTACCATTATTGGTTTTCCAATTCCATTTCTTATACAACTTATCGTCTTCAAAATTTTCAGTTACATTTTTATCTTTTAAGCTGAAAGCTCCTTTAGTTGCATTTAAATGTCCTTCAATTTTTTTAAAAATATCTTTAGCTACGGGATTAGCACTTTTAGGTAATGGTTCACTTTTTGTTTTAGAGGTTTCTTTTTTTTCTTCTAATTCATGACCTAAGGTTAAATTCTCTATAATTCTAACTAATTCAGATTCAGTAAGTCTTATTACTTTTTTCATTTGCTTATTTTTTTATTTATCCACTCTCTTATGTAGTGTTTTGAAAGGTTATTAATTTTTTTATTAATAGTAGAAGTAAGATAATCTTCATCATCTGACATTTCACATACAGCTTCTTCAATTAATTGGTCCCTAAAACCTCCCTTAATTAATTTTGTTGCTTCGGTCAATTTAAACTTCTTCCTATTATCATAAATAGTATCAAGAAAGGTAAATATGTTTTCTCTTAAACCTTCTTCAGTGTAGTGCACTTTTTTCTTGTTAACTATATCTTTTACAATATGTTCAAGATGAAGACTTAATTTAAATGCGTTTCCCATTTTATACTTTTTTCCTATAAATATTTGGTTATTAAAGAATAATTATTTATCTTTGTACTATTAAAGACAAAATACACACATTTAAAACATTTATCTATGAACAGAATTTTTTTATATCTTACTTTATTGAGTTTAGTTTTCACGAGTTGTGAAAAATATGAATTTGAGGTAGACATACCGACCATTGAAGGTACTGAGTGGGTTTTAGTTAATGCAAAAGTTTATACTGAAAATTTAACTACAGGAGATTTGATTTATTATGACCATTTTGATGGTAATCAGACAGTATCTAATTTAGATATATTCGGAGGTTCTTTAGTGGATGTAGACAACATAGAACAAAATGTTACTACTTGGTATTTTGAGGATGGAATTTTTACTTTAGATAATGGTAACACTTATGAGTATAGTACTCATGGTAGTGGAAGTAGGACACAGTATAGACTTTTAGGTATACCTCCCTATGGGTCTGCGAGAAGTTTAGGAATTTTAAATTTCACTGATGATGTTTTAAATGTTAAAGTATACGAATCTAATGAATCTAATCATGGTGATAATTACCACTACTACAGTGTTTTAACTTTTGTAAGAAGTGGCTATAGTTGTCCCTCTTGTACTTACGACAGTCAATTTGACTATGAATACGGTGGAACCGTAGATTTAGTGACTGGTACAGTTCCTGGACATTTACAATTAAATGGTACTTCTTGGGTTATCACTAGATATGATGATGGTATGACACCAGTTTATCCTAATGATACTATTAACTTTGTAAGTGGTGTTTCCTATGATATAAACGGTTCCAATCCTAATACTTACTCTTTCTCTAACAATACTGGTAATAATCTTTATAATCTTACATTATACGAATGTGTGACTTTTGGTGGTAACTATTCAGGGCAAGTAGGGTTGTCTTTCATCGATGAAGGAGAATTAAATAACCTTACAATGAATGGTATTTTTGGAACCTCGGGTTCTATAAGTGTGTGGATGGAAAGAATTAACTAGTCCTCTATTTCAAAATAATTGTCTAGACTACCGTCGTTTAAATCATAAGCCTCCTCTAACTTGTTCTTACATGTTTCTACTAAATCCCAATCCTCGTCTTGAATGGCTTCATTTAGTAATTCTATAATGTCGTACAATTCCATAATGATATTATTTTTGAGAATAAGTATTTATAATGTAAGCAAAAGACATTTCCTTTACTAAAAAAAATTAATACAATTATGTTATGGGAAAAAAAGATTTAAAAAACCAACATAAGGGCTTGGTTATTAATATTATTGATATCCTAGCAGAACTAGACCCTTCAAAAACTAATAAGTTTCTAACATTATTACTTAAACGATTTAAAGAAGAATCTTCTGAGTTTAAAAAATATGTCACATCTGAAATAACTCATTTGATTGGTATAGAAAATTTACGTGCATTAAGAGATTTTAATGAACACTTAAATAATAATAGAACTAATATTAAGGATATATCACTAATTAAAGATTTTAGAGATTTACATGAACAATTAGTTTATGCTGAATTAAAACTAAAGAAAAAAGATTTAAAAAAAGAAATCTCTATTTTATATAAAGACAAAGAATGGTTAATAATAAAACCATTAAGTTATGAGTCTTCTAAAATTTATGGTGCGGGAACTAAGTGGTGTACGAGTAGTAGAGAAGATGACAAAGCCTTTTACAATTATTCAAATGACGGGGTATTACTATACGTCATAAAATTAGGTACAGATGAAAAATTTGGTGTTCATTGGTATTTTGAAAAAAATAAAAGTATAGAGATGAGTTGGTGGGATGTTGAAGATAGGAAAGTAGACTCTCTTACACTTGATGTACCTTCTAAAATTACACAAATTGTTTTAGACCATTATTTAACCATTAAACAACCTAATTCAGATTACTTTAAAGGTAGGGACAAAGAAAGAGCACAACAACTAAAAAAAAGTGCTGATAATTGTAATGTAATACCTATAGATTTTGGGGTAAGAGCAGACGTATATGATGGAAATCCAACACCAACAACACAAACAACTGTAGAACCTCAATGGACATTATATGAAGATAACACTACAACAACACTGGATGTAGATAGTCTAGTGACTAAAAGTTTAGAGTATACTTATATGGCACAAGCCATGAAAAAAAGTTTAGAAGACCTAGATGATTAACTCCAAAAAGAACTATAAACTGATTCATTAACAACACCTTTATTTAATGGTGGTGAGTTAAATATCATAAATTCACCTTCTTTAGTGTGTGTGGGTCCCTGTCCTTCATTTTTAAAAATAACTACCTTTTCATCAGAATCTTTTGAAGGTCCGAATAAATAGTGTGTTACACTAAGTGGGTATTGTTTTAACCATCCAGACTTAACCCACCATTTACCATCTTGTTGATAAACATCACTGGATTTTTGTAAGGGTTTAACTTGTATTTCCATACTTTCACCCGTTTCTTTATTAGTAATTCTAATATCAGAACCTTCTAAAGCATCTCTAAAAATACCTGGTTCACCACCATATATAACATCCCACCCATCATATAATTTCATTAGTTCTTGAGCGGCTTTCTGTTCGTTTTCGTTCCCCTTCTTCCAAGAAGACTGATTTCTTCTCACCATTTCTTTGAACGTGGAACTATTCATACCGAAAAGAGATTGTTTGTTAGTACCAATCCAGTTTATAAACTCATCTATATTAAATTTACAACCTACCGCATATTTTATATCATTTCCGTCTTGGTTATTAACAAATTTTTCATACTCTTTAATTAAAATTTGTCTAACTAACGGGTTAGTTTGAAAAAAGTTTAAAATAGACCATCCATGATTAGTTCCATGAGCTTCAGTACCAGGGACATTAATAAAACCATTTTTAATATGATTAGGTGTTGGTAATCCATCTGGAGCCTTATATTGAGCATACATTTCATTAAGACTATCTTGAATTACTTTAGCTAACTTTTTTCTCCAAGAACTTCTTGTCCAATATTTGGGGTTAGTGACCCAATTAAAGTTACAAGTTTTTTCTTTAGGTTGTGTTCTTTCTAATTTTTTAAATAGTAAATCAAAATCTCCTCTTGTATCCACATTGTAATTTACTTGTAGTCCTCCATATTTTCCTGGACGTGCTTCAAAAGAATCTATAGATATGGTTGGGTGGTTGGATGTGGGACCCACTAGGACAAGTTGTTCAACTCCAGGACGTATTTTATCATTAGTTTTTAAAAATACAAACCCTTTACCACCATAGAATTTAGGTTCACTTATACTGGTGTAATCAATTGTTTGTGTGGATTGTTCATTTAATATTATTGATTCTTCTAGTAGTTCTTCACTTCTAACGAGTCTATAAGCGTCTATGGATGGATATAAAGGCATATTCTTAAACTCTGGACCATCAGGGTCTATAATCCATCTAACTAATAATCTATTTTCCCACGGGTCTTTATCGAATCCAACAACAATCCCTTTAGTTAAAAGTGGAATAGGACTGTATGGGTCTTCTAAGTGTAGTAACTCTATTACGTCACCTATTTGTACTGGTGGATTAAGTTCATCAGCTTCATCTAATCTTCTTTTTCTATCCTGTGCTCTTTTAAGATGAGGTCCACGTAATACGAAAACATAAATTCTTCTAGCTAACTCTTTGAATATTTTATTTACATTATCCATATCCATAGGTTCGCCAGTTTGTTCCATAGACCTCATGGTTAATCTGGTCATAGCGTCTCTAATCTTTTGTCTCATAGCCCATAAGTAAGGTAAAGGGTCTTCCTGTTGGTTGAAGAATTCTTCATAGTTTGGGGGCCAAGATTCGTTTTCGGTTGCCCACTGCATTATCTCTGAAGATAATTCTCCTTTAAGTACAGTCTCTGGGTCAGTTAGAAATGGAGATAAATCTGTCATAATCGTATTATATCTTCCCCACTCGCGTAGTCCTTCCACATAATCAGAGATAAGAATTGAGTCTGGTCCCTTCATTACTTTAACGAGGTCTATATTATCTAAAAGGTATTGTACCTCAGTATCATCCTTTAAAGCTTCTTGTAATAATTCGTTAGGGTCTTGGTAATCCTGAATTACATCATCTTCATCAAAACCTTGGTTATTATCTACACCATATAATGTATCCACAACTTCAGTTTCTTCATCATTAATACCATCAGTTCCTCTCCACATAACTCCTGGTTCCAGTGCGTTAGTTCTTAAAAGACCACAACCACCTCTTCCTCTACATTCTTCAGTTTCTCTATCTATTCTTTTCCACGAATGTTTGTGACCACTACATTCTTCTTCTACTGGTAAATCCACCAGTGGAATTTTTTTTAATTTTTCTTGACCAATTAATTCCCCGACAGGTATATTAAAATCTTCTAACATTAACATATAATCGTATAACTTTTCGTAGACTTGTTTAAGACAGTAAAAATCATTCATATATTTTCCTTCACAATTAGGGTCAATACCATTTGCACCTTCGTAACATCTGAAGTCCATCACCAAATCATATACTACTGAATAAAGTAACATACCATGTACCCAATCTAAATTAGCCCCTTCATCTATAATTAATTCACCATCTAATCTAGGAAAACTATTAAAAGTATCTGGATTAATTAAACCTAATTTTACACCTTCTCGTACCGCCTTATCTTCTAGAATATCTAACATGTCGATAAAGTTGTCTGTAGGCTTCGAAAAACTCTCTTCATAAGTACTAGGATGGAAAGTACGATATAATTCACCAAAAATTTCTCTACGCCACTTAGGCCAGAATTTTTCTAGGTAAATTTGTACTAACTCTTTTTGTATTTTAGGATTGTATTTTTCCATATAATAATAAATATCGTGGACTTGTTTAAATAAAAATACTATATTTTAATTATGAATAAAGATATATTACTTTGTATGTTACTCCTCATGGTAGGGCAAATATGTGTTTGGTTTCAGTTAAATGGCCAATTTATTTGGAAATGGTTTGATAAAAACCCACTGGTACTTTCTTTAATGGGTGCACCAGTTAGTTATTTTTTTATAGTAGCCACTAAACTTGGTTATCAGGGATTTAATAATGTTCTATGGGCTCAAAGACTTTTAGGCTTTGGTTTAGGAATTTTTATATTTGCTGCGTGTACTTGGTTTTTTATGGGTGAGGGTATCACCACCAAAACATTTGTTTCTTTATCACTTGCTTTAGTGTTAGTAATGATACAGATTTTTTGGAGGTAACGGTTATTTTACGCTTTTTACATGATATTTATAGATGTAACTAGTTAAATAAACATTACTAAAAATTTTAAAAAGGAGAGAAAGTATCTAAAACAAAAAGGGACCCGAGGGTCCCTTTTTTTTATGATGAGGAAAGTAAAAGTTTTACCTGTTAAGGTAATACAAAGATAAATATATCAAAAATTACGATAAGTCACTTTTTTTATCTTTTTTTTTTAAGATTTTAACGCTTCAGCCCATTTTTCTTTATTAACTTCATAATACCATTTATCGCAAGAATAATACTTGAAATGAGCGAATCCTTTAAGAAGTAAGGGATTAAGTTTAATTTTGTTGGGGTCTTTTAGTGCAAATCCTACGATTACTTTATTAGAGTTAGGTAGAGTCATGACATCTTCACTGTCAGGATTATTTAATCGGTCAAGTAGTTGTTGTTTAGTACCTGAAACTTTCAGACCTTGTTCTCTACATTTTTCTTTTAATTCTTTTACTGTCATTTGTATCGGTTTAAATATTATAATACAAATATAAGTAAAATTTTTTAAACTACCAAATTAAATTCTTTAGAAACTGTATCCCAGTTAACTACTTTCCAGAAATTTTTAATGTATTTTTTACGGTCTGCCATGTAATTTAAATAGTAAGCGTGTTCCCACACATCTAACCCTAAAAGAGGTTTACCTAAATTATCCATAAGAGGGTTATCTTGGTTTGGTGTAGTAATAACTTTGAGTTTACCACTTTTAAATACTAACCAGCACCAACCTGAACCAAAAACTTTAGCAGACTCTTCGTCAAATTTCTTTTTAAATTTAGACATACTCCCAAAATCCTCATTTATTTTTTTACTTAATTCTGGTGAGGGTTTAGTAGGTTTAGGACTTAAGTAATTCCAGAATAAACTATGATTATAATAACCACCCGCATTATCTCTGGTAAATTTATCGTACCTACCAATGTTTTTAATAATACCTACAATATCTTTAGGTGGATTTTTTCTATGGGAAAACGCTTCATTAAGTTTGGTGGTGTAACCTTTATAATGACGATTATAGTGCTCCCACATGGTTTCTCTACCGACAAATTTTTCTAAATCAGAATAGTCATAAGGAAGTTTAACTCTTTTAAAGTTATCTTCTTTACCTTCTAGAATTAAATTATATTGTGACTCTGTTATTCTAATTTTCATAATTTTTTAACTTTTACTGTTAAATCACCATTTCCTTTTATTACTCTGTGATACACCTCTTTGGGTATAAATACTTTTTCTGTTAGTGGTTGTGGTAATTTGTCATCTAGTTGAATCATCCAGTTAGTGTCACCAACAGATTCCACTATTCTATCTTCTTTGTCTCTATGCCACATTAATTCTTCACTATCTACTTTTTGTGAAAAAGTTCTAATGTGGTACCCATCTTGGGTATGTTCTTTAAATGGAAAATTCATGTTATTACCACCATTGTCCACCTCCACCAGATAATCCTAAAGATTTAGCATATCTAGGTAATCTACAGGACCAATAACCTGGTTTAGTTTTATCGTTTTTTTCTTTACATCTATGACGTGCTACAAAACTCTTAACAGCACCTCGATTATTAATTTTTGCTCTAAGACCTGAAGAACCAAAAGCCACTTTTTTAACATTCCCTGTTTTTGGATTTTTAACGTAAACGTAATACGCTTTAGACCCACCTCTTTTAGGTTTGTTTAATGTAACTTTTTTACCTCTATATTCAGCTTCATTAAGTTCCATTGGTAAGTCTAACGGGACTAACTCATTTTGGTAATAACCAAATCTACCCATATCACTTTCCACCAAATCTTTTTCTACAGGATTTAATTGTAACTCATTTTCTTTAAATAAATTTCTAGCGTCATTAATTAAGTTAAAGTGAGAGTCACTCCCATATCTAAAAACACTTTCATTTAAAGGAATATTATTTTTTAGGTGGTACATTAAAGATTCGTTACGTGAAGCTTTTTTTCCCCATTTTTTACCTTTGCCCTTACTTTTACACGCGGACGGTGTTGGTCTACAAGCGGGATACTTACTTCTTTTTTCGCCTTTTTGTCTACCACAGGATTTATAACCACCATCACCATCGGGTGCGTTACAATCTACCCAACCTCCAGTACTACCTTTAGCACCTTTTCTTTTAAACCAATCACGTAAACTGCCTTCAGAACTAGGTTTAGAAGTTAACTTTCTTTTTTTTGATTTTCTTTTTTTTCTTTTAGCTTCTTCTAGTGACGCTTTTTTTTTACCGTCACAGTGAGCTTTTTGTGAGAATCCTTTTGGGTTATTACAATCTATGGATTTTTTATATTCGTCAGACCAACCTTCATTAACATTTGAAATATCTTCTTCGTTAAGTCCTTTCCAAATCTCTCCTCTCCTACATCTAACTACCGCACCTGACGCATAAGCTGAAGGCCATACATCATATTTTCTTTTAGCTATTCTAGTACACCTATCACCTTTTTTAGATTTTTTCTTTTTAGATTTTTTCTTTTTAGATTTTCTTTTCTTTTTTCTTCCTTCATCTAATTCGATATCTGTATCTTCCATATGTCCTTCATCTTGTTGACCATGGATATCCCTCAATAGTGCACTAAATCCATTTAACGGATTAACTAAAGATTCTCTAATTTCCATCAGTTGGTTTCTCAGACGGTCTTGTACTATGACACCTGGAATTAAATCACTAAGTATATTCATTCCGTTTGTGAGATTTTTATAAGCTTCGATTACTCTATCCATCATAGCTTGTTCATCTCTCATACCTGTAGCTGGGTCATCATACCCACCTATTTCGTTCATCAATTTTTTATACTGTTCTTCAGATAATTTAATTTTCATACCAATAAATATATTTTATTTCACATTTAGTTTGGTGGTTAGGATTTTTTTATTATCTTTGTAGTATGAAAAGATTACCGAAAAAAATACAACAGATTATTAAGAAAGAAAGATTTAAGTTTAACAGTTTAGAAGACCGTGATACTGGTGTGGACATTACTGTTCGAATTCAGACCATCGGAACTACAGAAGAACGCTGGTATGAAGACGAAACGCCACTTAATCCTACTTCTTGGAGTAAGTTATATGTTAATATAGTTGTATCTGGAACTGCAACCACTAGAGGTTCTTGGAATGATGATGGTAATAACTTAAAACCTATCGAAGAAGTAGCTAAAGTGGGAAGAAATGACTATTACCGTTATGATAGAGCTTGGGGTCACGAACACCACAAACGAATTAGAGAGCATATTCGTAGTATTTCCCAGAAAAAAATTGCTAATTATCTTAAATTATTTGGTATTTGTGAAGATATAAGAGCATGGGGAGGAAGAAGGATTGATATTAAAAAAATTACTTGGGGTAACGCTTAACGATTTTTCTTAACGTACCCTAATCTTTCCTCGACTTTATTAACCTCTTCTACAAATTCATGTAGTGACTCTTGGTCAACATATCGACTAACTTCATTTAAATGGTTAACCACCAAACCATGTCTATCATCAGATAAGGCGTGGTTTTCTGGTTCCATGTTAAGTTGTCCCTTATCTGAACTTAAACTAGCCCATTCATTTAATTGATTCTTACTTGATTCAGTGTTAGTGGAGTGCAAGTTTCTAATTCTAGAAGTTTCACCAGCTGAGTTATTATAGTGAACAGGATTTGACCTTCTATAATTAAACTGATGTCCTTCCCAACGTGGATGATTTAAATTCATAATACTTTTTTTATAATAAATAGTGACAAAGTATAAAAAATTGTTTAAAATTATGGTTATGGAAACGTATATTGAAGTTCATATAAAAGAATATAGAAGAAAAGACGGTACTTTTGTAAAGGCTCATACCAGAACTATTAAAAAAAGAAAAGAACGAAATACGTATATAAGAAAAATTAAAAACAATAACCCTAACCAACTATCATTGGATTTAAGTGGGTTCACTCAAACAATTTAAAATGGAAGAAAAAATAATGACAATCCATGATTACATAGAAATCTTGGAAAAACTACAAAATTTAAGAAAAGAAAACCCTAATAATTTTACTCTTGGTACTAAAGTTAGAGCTTATTTAGAATCTATAAAGGAGGGTAAAAAATACAGTGAGGATAAAGTAAGTCTTTAAACTAAGACTACTTCCACTCTACAAAAACTACAGAAGTACTCACAAGCTAACTCTGTGTAACTTTCCCACATTCCTTCGATGAGGTCCATTTGTGGGTTGGTGTAGTCTCTATATGACATTTCTTTATTAAGATACTCTGGTGGGAATAAGTTAGTTATTTTTATAAATCCGTCTTCCGTCACCCCATAACCTTTACCACTTTTCCACTTGCTCCCTTCCCATTCTAACTTGTCATTACTGGTGATGTAACTACGTGGAACTATAGAATTTTTATCTATGTATATTTTCAGAAACCAACATGAATAACCCGCGTCACCAAAATTTTCTTGTTCATCAAATGAATAATCAAAACCTGTAGGTTCTAATCTAAATCTTATTAATCCATCTCCTCTTCCTTGTGTATTACCTTCCCATGTAATAAAACTCTTATCTTTAGCAAATTCTGTATTTTGAATACCCCCTACCCATTCTATCATTAAGACAGGCATTATAATATCGGGAACATTCGCAAACGGTTCGTCTTTGAATAACTCTTCAGAATCAACACCCAATAATTTTAAATCTGTGTAACTAGGTCTCCCTTTTTTGTCCCACATTTTAAATAATATCTTTTTTAATTCTGGTGTGATGTATCTGGTAAAATAGGGGTTAGTGTCTGTATTGTATAGGCCGTCAGGTCCTACTTCCACATCTTCATATAAGTTTTCTGGGTTAGGACTAAAGATTAAATCTAAAATTTCATTGTATTCTTTTGAGTCCTTTAGGTACTGAAAACCACCTACATAAGGCATTATTTCTTCTATGGTTGATGGGAATTGTTCTACCTTCTGTTGTAGTTCTGTTACCTGGTCAAAACTTGCATTATTTGCAAATCTTATCACGTCTCTAAAGTCCATTCCACCTATTAGGTGAATCATACTATAAAGTCGATTATCTAACTCTAGAGGTAGTTTTTTAGATAATATATGTGTTTTATTTTTTGACTCAAGAAGTTCTAACATATCTATAAATATATTACGTTAGAGCATAAAAAAAAGGACCGAAGTCCTTTTTCTTTAATTTATTTTTTTTAACCATCCTCGGAG